AATCGTGGTCTATATCACCATCTGTTACCGCCCCTGTACTACCGGAAACACTTGTTACTTTTGCATCTGTATACGCTGTACCAATACTTGTTCCATTCCACACACCTGATGCTATTGTTCCTGTTGCCGTTATATTAGCCTGGGTATAGTGTTCATTTGATGCAAAATTGGCTAAAGAATCATGATCTATATCACCGTCTACAACTGCACCAGTCGAGCCAGAAACACTTGTAACCTTAGCATCGGTGTATGAGGTGCCTATTGAGGTTCCTTGCCATACGCCAGTGCCTATAGTACCAACTGATGTTAGCGATGATGATACGATTGCGCTGTCTAGTCCTACTGGGTCAATATACCATTGAGAGGCTCCTGTTATCTGTTTTAGAACATATCTAATTCTTTCAAGTTCACCAGCAAGCGATGTTGCTAAAGACTCCGCAGAAGCCGGATATGGATCTACAATTGTTTTCATTTGTGCCGCATTTGAACTATAGTCATCTACGCCAGCAGGGGTCATATTTGTTATATGATTATTGTGATCTGCGTTGTATATAACATCTGTCAGGACGAGTCCTGTTGATCTAGTTGTGTGTGTGTAATTTCCTGCCATTATTTTCTCCTATCTATTTACTGAAATGACGGTACCTTTTCGTCGCCAGGAACAAGGTATAATAAGAACTTAGATATATTGAATTCCTCGTTGGCTGAATCATTTCTTGCTACAAGCGAAAATCTTTTACCACTGCCCGTAATTCTCTGTTTTTTGTTTAAAATGTCTGCGCCAGAAAGAACATCACGTCCTAGTTCAAAAGTGCCGAGTTTCGCTCCTGTATATCCCATATTAAACTGATACGTATCCTCAAAGTATCCATCCCAGTAGACATCAACGTCTATATTATAGTTCCCCTTTGGCTCAAAAACTAATTCAAGAAACTGCCCTCGTTTTCTTTTAACGGCCAGACTCGAATCTTTCCAATTAAAATCATCGTGAGCTGTTTGTAGCACCCCGTTATACCCCAAATCATCTTTGTTTCTATTTTCTTGGTCAAGTCTCCAAACAAACCCTGCGCTGTCTCCTGCAACCGCAGCAAATGTATTATCCGATTCTTTTCTTGACCAAAGAGAAACACATTCATTTTGGTCGCTAAATCGAAACCTTTGCTTGTCTGGCCTATTAAAATCAATAACCACTTGTACGTTATTGTTCGAGCCGCCAGATTTTGTCAAAGCAAACCTAGCTTCTCTTTTTTTTGCATGCCACACAGATCCACACTTATGAAGCACCGACAGGTCAATGTTTTCCCTGATCCATATATCCATCTCTGCTTCTCTTGAAAGGTTTCTCGCGGACACATCTCCAAACTCTGTAACGGCAGATATTTTTTGAAAGTTTCCACTGTTGTCAAGAAACACAGCGTCATCGTCTACCACAACAACACAGTTAGGGCTCACGCCGCCAGTACTACTATTTAGTTTTGTTACCCTCCAGTCAGAAGTGCTTAAATTTCCTGTATCAATCGAATAAATACCAAATGGATATTTCCATACAACGAGATACCCCTTATATGAAATAGCGGCAACTATTTTTTCTGATTCGCCTGGAAATATATTGATCTGTCCAACAAAGTCCTCGTGATTGCTTAATTCTGTATAATAAAAGGTATGCGGGAAGTTGGCAGCTCCAGCTGCCCAAAACCGCCCCTCGTGGTTTGCACCAACAGAAGGGTAATTCGCGCCTGTCCAATCAGACGGTTGCGACCCCGCAGTGTTACTGGCGGGAATAGTTGCACCAAGAGAACCATCTGCAATATTATCTGTATATGTAGTTGTTGTATTATCTTCTATAGTTGTAAGGAGTTTGTATACAGACCCGCCGCCCTCTGTTCTGTATACCTTTCTTTTTGATGCAGATACATGCAGGGAAACAGGGATCGTTAGATCCACTTTGCCGTCTCCGCCAGTTGGCGTTATATTAGCAGAAACAGTATTGCCGCTCGTTTCGCCATTCGCATTGACATATGTACACTTGTATGTGTACACCACGCTTGTGTCAAGATTGCCAGCACCATCGCCAGCCAGCTCGACCAAGACAGCACTTGTGGGAGCGTCTATGCCCCCTGCGCCAATGTCTGTAGTAGTTACACCATCTCCAGACAATACCTGTGGCATATCAGCACCATTAAAAAAGAATAACTTTCGGTTACCCGTAATTAGTTCACTGCCGCCCTCTGCAAAATATCCAATAGCACTTGTATCTAATCCAGATTTTAATGTTGTGCTAAAAGAACCGCCTCCAGTATCCCGCAATAACTTTCCCTCTGAAGTCTGAACAATCATTCTTTGCGTGCTAGAGTCCGGGTTCCAGTCATGACCAGAAAGGATTGACGGAGTACCGCTAATAGCAGTGCTATTGTACTTAGAGCTACCGCCTTCTTTTTGTATGCTCCCCTCTGTATAGTCAATATTTGTTGCTTGTATAAGTTGGGCAGGCAATGTTTGTGATAGATTTTTTGTTCCCGTATATCCATCAATACCGATTGGCAGCTCAACAACAAGTCCTTTATACGACATTGTTACTCCCTAATAAGGTTCTATGGCAGGCTTAAACGAATTAAGTAGGTCCCACCTTGGTATAACCGCAGCATACTCGCTTCCTATTGTTGCAATTCTCGCTTGGTTTTCTCTCGACATAGCTAGTAGGCCTTGCTTTGAGATCAGACCAGCCGCCTCAGCTCTATCATCGTTCATGTCTATAAGTAAATCCATTAATGCTATGTTTCCAAGGACATGCCTGTGTCTCAGTGGAACTACTGGCTCTTCAGATGGGCTGTCGGTCAAATCTGCTGGTCTTTTTTTATACCAATAATCAATTCTTACCATTTCCGTATCTACATATTTATCAAAACGTATAGCAGTGTCACTTATATAAGAAAACTTTTCTGGTACACCAGCAACCATCGTACTGAGCGTAGGTATCTTTGAAAGGCTAACCCCTTCAATCCTTCCATTATTGCCATTTGCTCGCTGTGTAGTAATTGGAGAAAGAACATCAATTACATCAGAAGCAAGAGTATAATCAAGTTTAAACAGCGTATATGAAGCAGCCGTATTGGTTGTTCCTGTATAAACAGAATCAAGCGTCACGGCGGTCGTCCCAGCCGTATGTGCAGAAACACGAAAAATATCTTCATGTCCGGTGATCTTAAAATAATACCCAACCGTGCTAGTTGACTGACTGGCAGACAACGTAGCGCTTGTAGAATTATTTACAATAGATATCGTGCCGGTTGTTATTTTTGGCTGCAATGTCAACGTGCCTCTATCACGAAGCCATATCCAATTTTCATTTATATCTACATCAAACTCTGAACCGCCGGTCCATATCTTTCTGTATGCAGAGTTTATATATTCCAGCGCCTTTGCATTATAGCTAGACGTGCCGTCTGTTTTTTCTCCAGACTTAAATAATACATAATCCACTATATCTGATGTATATTTAAGATTTGCCATATAGTCTCTTTCCTATGTCGTAAACCAAATTGTTAAAACCCCTATAATTAACGTGCCGATAAGCCCGCCAATATATGTAAGCATTTTTTGTTTTGTTTTTAATACAACAATATCCATGGTGTTTGTCTTTGTTTCGTCTTGGCACTTAGCAACTAGCCCGTTCGCCTTTTCTTGCAAAGCAATAATAGTGTTTATCTTTCCAAATGCTATTGTTGTTGCCTCTTTAATGTCGTCAATTTTGTCACATAATATTTTTTCCATGATTATTATGCCATTTGTTTAAAAAGGCACAAATGGCGAAAAGCCCTTGTTATTAGTGATTATCAATATAACTTAATCTCTCGTCATGGTTTACCGGGTTAAACTTGCTAGTACCATATTGCCCGTTAGCCCTATCTCTCAGTTCACCTATTTTTGACTTATTCCAATTACTTACCCCAGAATAATATCCCACAATACGCGTATAGCCCTTAACAACAACATCCGGCCTGCCATTAAAAACTGCAATAATTGAATCCAAAGGAGCTGTTTCTACTTCGTTAACATCAATTTCAATCTGATGTCCTGTTTCATCTTTCTCTTTACTGTTGTCCTCAACTACAAATACTGTGTTATCTTTTATAAGAGCAATTATGTCAAACCTCTCACACGCCTCCATTGTCTTACAAAACGCTTCCAGTTTCTCTCCTTTTGAATCAGCTACTGCCTCTGTCATGAGTAATATCCTTTCTAGTCTTTACTGAGAGTTAATATTATTGTAGTACTAGAACTTGAGCCGCCAGTAGAACTGGGCCTCATTTCCAATGGAGACTCTCCTACTCCATCTATTCCAGCTGATGTGTGCGAAATAGCAGTCCCAGTTAAATCTGTTAATGGAGCAAAGGTTGTTCCTTCGTCATTAGATCCCTGTAAAACTATTGTCGCACTACTAAATGTGCCTTTTGTTTGCACGCATGCCCTGTTATACTGGGCAGTCGTTGTTGCTACGCATGTATCCGAATCTCCAACATCTGTCCAGGTTACAACTGATACTCCTTTTACTGGATGCGCAGACGTTGGTATTATTGTTGCCATTTTTTCTTCTCCTATTTATTGACAATTTCTTTTTTTGCTAACCTCTTTTTTTCTTTTGTGTGCCTTGCTATATGTATGCCTTTTTTTGACATGGGAACTGAAGCTAAGCACTCTGGTTCAGGACATTCATATTTCTCCTCCTCAACCCCTTCTTTTCTTAGCTGAGCCTGCCCTTTTTCTTCTGGCAAGACAAGCCCAACTCTTTTTCTGCCATCTACGCTACAACCCCTCGCAAGGTTCCAGAACCAATTAGGGATCTCACTATATTTCAAAGGGGGAGAGTCTTCGCCTGAGTACACTTCTCCATTTTGTGCAAATAAACTTTTATACCCATCTGATAACCTTATATAATGATTTTCGTCTACTAATTCGACTTCTAGTGTATCGGGAATTCTTTTATAATTATGAACCTTGCTCAGTGTTAACATTTCCTAGCCTCCTTCAGCTATAGTAAGGGAGAGGGAACCACCCCCCTCCCTTATTTAAAAAATTATCCAGCTGTCATTGTTGAGATATTGCCCGGCACTTCATGCGCAGGCTCAACACATACAAATGGAAAACCCTCAGATGTAGGAGTTCCGCCCACATCCGCAACGTCAAGTTCAAATGTGATAATGTCGCCCGCTTCAAATTCAATTGAACTTGAAGGGTCTTCATAAACACAATTACCCGCCGCTGTCGTTCCAACAGTAAGCGTTGCTCTCAATGTGCCACTTGCAATCGTACCCTCCCACACCTTAATTGTCGGTGTGCTAGTAGTACCAGCAGCAACAGTGCCAACCGTAAAACCAACTCTCTTCAGAATACATTTTGAGTAAGGAACTACCGCAACAGCAAAAGCTTCTCCTGCTGAAATAGTGTCAAGTTTTGCGCCTGTTATACCCCAATCGGTAGAAACAACCACTCCTGGCACTAGCGGAAGGCTTACCCATGATTCATTACCATAAGCCATTTTTAAATCTCCTTATCAAAATTAAGTACTTCCTACATGAATTATCTTCGCCTGCCCTGCGTTAGCAGTGGTCCAGATAGCTCCCATTCCAAGAACACCATACCATGCAACACCTTTATCACGGCCATAATCACCCGGCATTTTAGCCCTAAGTTCAGGTTCCTGTACAGTGGCAACCGCAACTGCGTCGCGACCAAATACAACACCCTCACCAAGGCAATTAGACGAGCCAACTTTACCAAGACCCATCGTACCAGAGTTATTACCATGATTGGTATCAACAATCCTAATGTTCTCTATCTGTCCAACTTCGCCGTTTTCTTTAGCAGCCGGACCGACATACTTATGCCAATCTACCCAGTCACTGTCTCTCATTAGTCCACGAACAGCCAAATGCCTGAATACAGCACAATACTTGTCTCCCTCCCAAGGAGGAACAAGATAAGTATCATAAAGCAAATCATAAATCTGCTCCATGTGGTACATATTCATATTAACTGTTGCCTGGGACGTAAAAGACGAGCCAGTAGTAGTATCGGCAGTTGTTGCACCCGTTGGCGTATATTTAACAGTTGTTGTCTTAAACGCCTTCGCCGCAACAGTGTCGAGAGAGAGTGTCATCTGCTCTCTTAGTCTTGCCTGTACGCTATTCTCAAAATCAACATGAGACAGATCTTCAGCTAAAGATGTAAATGGAACAGAACGGCCATACTCACTAACAGTTATGCTAGTAGTTGTAATTGCGTACTGGTCTTCACTTATCTTCTCACCTTCAGTCAAGGTTGCATCTGTTGGTTCTGAAATAGCAGAGATCCTAGTAAGAGTTACGGTTTCACCCTTTTTCTTACCAAAACCATCAACCGGTTTAGTAAACGGCATAAACTTAGTGTTTGCAATCGCCGTTTCATAAATCTTAGCTGACATGGCATGACTCTTAAATGTGCCTGACGGAGAATCAAATCCCCATGTATACTGAGCCATATTAAAATCCCTCCAAATTATTCATTACTTGTTATTAAGGAGTGCCTCGTTTTTCTTTTGCCTACTTTCTTTCAAAAGCTGTGCAGTTGTTTTTCTTTGCGCCTCCTCTGCCTTTTCCTCTCGCACTACACTTTTTTGCCCAGCTCCCTCAGAATAATTACTAGCGCCTTCGTTCCCATTGTTGCCATCAAAGTTCTTAGCAATGCCAAGATAATACGACCTGACGTCTCTGGCCATTATATCCCTGGTTGCTTTGTTATCCGGCAAGTGAGAATACTTATGTATCCCCCCCATGATCCTTGGCTGTGCATCCTCTTTTACCTTTTCAAGGTCTTTGTTTTCGCTCCAGAAATTGTCCCAAAAAGCATTTGCATCTGATTCTGCTTGTCGCTTTTTGTCAAAATCCATCGCCATCTCTTCCATTATTTCTTTTTTTAGATGACTAACAGCCTTATTGGTATCCGAGTAAAACCCTTGTTCGTAATCATATTTCGGTTCAACAGGCACAGGCTCTTCTTGCAAAGATTGCCCTTGTACCGCGTTTCTTTGAAACTTTCTAAGCTCGCCTAGCTCTACTGAGGTCTCGCTAAGTTTTCTGTCTACTCCCCTTTCTAATTCAGAGATGGCATCAGCAACTTCATTATTGACCTCAAACGTTTTTCCCGAAATTGTTACCTCTTGTAATGAAGGGTCGGGAGCCTCTTCTTCCAGAATAGTGTCTTCGGCTAACGGCCCATCAAGAGGAGAACCCTCAAGTATAGGCATATCAACGTCCACCTGCTCTTCTGTCGTTACTTCTTCCATTTTACTGTTCCTTTCGGTCTTGGTAAAACTAAAAATTTAATATTTCTTTCCTCGCCAATCTTTCACAAAGACGATTTGTCCAGCCTCATATTTTACTTCAAAGCCACCAAAAGACTTTTCCGCAGCGAATATAGACATCAGGCGAAGTACATGCTCTTCTGAGCATGTTTCTTTTTTTTTATTTTCCAATTTCATATACAGTGCTTCTTAATTCTGCAATTGAAGCAATAATAGCAAAAGAGCGTTCAGGCGTGAGGTCATTGCTTCGATACTCACTAATAACTTTATTTATAATACTGTCTTGCCTTTTCTTTATTGCTTTCTCAAATTCCAATTTAAGTATATAGTTCCTGCCACCTTCATGAGTGTTACCCATGAGCCACACCCATATGTGCACCAGTAGCAGCTGGAAGTATAATACCCGTTCCCTCACGCCCTTCTAGCCTTCTTATATCCCTGCAAGCATGTGCAAGTAAAAATATTGCCTCGTCCATCGCATCGGTCAAGAACCCAACCTGGTTTTTCAAATCCCTTGTTGGCTGGGTTGTATGATGGTGATGTTGGTACCATTTATTAAATTCTTTAAATTTCCTGTCAAATTCTTCGCCCATAAGACTCTCCTTATTGAGTTGGTTGAGACTATTTAATTTTTTGTTTCCTTAAAGGGAAAACCGTATATCCTTTTGACATACCAACGGCATCCGGGTCTTCTTGTTTTTGTAAAGGATCGCCTATATCCGCCACAAACTTTACGGCTCTATAAATCGGGTTCCGACTTTTTCCCTCTTTGCGCACAGGCTTTCTACTTCTAAATTCTTTATTTGTTTTTTTACTATTTTTTGCCATTATATTCCTGCCTCTTTTCCGGCGGGAAATCTTTCAGACGGGAAGGGGTTCCTTGTATTTGCTGCCGCACCTTGTCCTGTTTTTTCTCCACCAAATAACTGCTGTAAAGTTTCTGGGTTAACACCATCTTCGCCTTGCTGTAGCTCTATATCTTTTGGGTTAATATCAAGCCCCTGTAATACCTGGTCTATTATCTTATCCGGACTAAACCTTTTTGCAAATGTTTCTGCCAATATAGGGTTTTTAAATATGGTATCAACGGCCACCATAAGTTTTTGAAAATTCTTTCCCTTTGATATAATAGAGCTAATACCACTGACTTTAAAATTAGTCCTTGCGGCAAATTTCTCAATTCTTTCCTCTGGAGTCATTTGAGAAAGAGTTAATGCTGCCTTTGGACCTATTATATTGTCTAAAGTGGCAAAGCCTTTTCTGAATTGTAATATTTCTCCCCATGATAATTTAAAGACTTTTGCGACAGCTCTTTCAATTGTACGGGCAAAGCTATCAAGTTGTTGGCTAGATGCCTGTTCTTTTTCTATAACCTCAGTCGCCTTTACCTGCCTTGGTGGCAACAGTCCGGCTTTAATTTCGTTAAACATACTAGCCATGTCAAAGTCCTTTGACACAACAGTAAGAACGTTCAGTGCATCCTGTGGCACATCGCCTGTTTGTAATACGTCCATTACCTTCTCATTAACAGGAGTGTCCTCCTTTACAAGAAGAGTTGTGCCGGGAGGTATTCCGCCAGAAGCCTGAGAGGGCTCCTTAA